CTCAAGGAAGTGTCCAAGATATTGAAGAACTCGAAAGAGATTGGGCTAATCCAAATGCCACCCTCGAATATGATGCGTCTTTTGGGGAGCCACACTTTCCTTCTCCACAACCATTGTCTAGCTCAATTATGCAATTGCCAGCTATGATTGAAAAATACATTGATTTGAACATGGGTATATTTGAAATGATGCAAGGAAATTCTGAGGCAGCACCAAGGACATCTTCAGCAACAATGATGATGGAAGACTTTGGACAAAGACGTTCTAAATCTAAATTAAGAGATGTTGAAGGTTCATTAAAAAGAGTTGGTAAGGTTGTTTATAATTTAGCAAAGTCTCATTATAGTTTTGAAAAAACATTCAGAATTGTTCAACCAAATAACGATATAAATGAATTTACTGTTAATAAAAGACTTTACGATGACAAGTCAAAAGAATTAATGTCAATAGAAAATGAGATATCTGTAGGTCAATTTGATGTACGAGTTATTGGAAACTCTACAATGCCTTCAAACAAATGGGGCGAATGGGAAATTTACATGCAAGCATATCAATCAGGTTTAATTGACAAAGTTGAAGCACTTAAGAAAACAGATATATTTGACAAGGAGGGTGTATTGTCAAGAACTGATATGATACAACAATTACAACAAGCATTGGGTCAAGCCCAAGAAGAAATTAAAAGAGTCTCAGGCGATTTACAAACTGCACATCGTGAATCGATACAAGCACGTAAACGTACTGAGGTAGAAAAGTTTAAGGCAGAGCTTAATAAAGAGTCTTCTAAAAAGAAGGCTGAAGATAAGCTTGCCGTTGGTAGACTAAAAGATGCGGTCAAGCTCGAGTCAGAGAAATTACGATTAGGTAGTCAAGCTCAATTACGACAAGAGAAATCGCAAAAGGAGAAGTAAAATGACAGACGCATATGAAGATGGGAATCCTGAAGTTGAGGGTCAACCCATTGATAATGTAGGGCAAGATGAAGGACAAAACGTTGGAGAGAGTTCAGGACAGAGTTGGGAAGAACAGGCCAAGTACTTCCAATCTGAAAAGGATAAACTAGCCAATGAAAATCAAAATCTAAAAAAATATGAAGCGATTGGGAATTTATTAAAAGCCAGACCTGATATTGCAAACACAGTTGCAAGTATGGTTCAGGGTGGTAATAATGGACAACCTGTTGGCCCGCAACGTATTGAATTAGACAAAGATGAATTTGACCCATGGGAAGCCTATAATGACCCTAAATCTAAATCGTATAAGTTCAGACAGCAAGAACTACAAGATAGTATCGGACAAGCCGTAAATCAAAGAATGGCAGGAGTTATGAAGCAACAAGGAGTTTCACAATTAAAAGCTAATCTGCTTCAACAAGGTTTAACACCTTCTGAGGTTGATTCTTTTATGAACTTTGCTTCTAAAAATCCTGGCGAATATGGTATTGAAGGTGCTGTTAAAATGTGGAAAGCTGTTATGAATGAAGGCCAAGGCACAGTTCAAGCTGAAAGCCCACTAGATAATGTTAGACAAACGCAAGAAGCCCCAACACCTGGTGGTGTATTGCAAGGACAACAACCTCAAACTAAAAGTGGAAAGGATAGTATGTGGGATTCAATTGTAGGTGCTGGTAGCCGAACTAACGTTTTAAAATAAATAATAACTAAGGAGAAGAATAATGGCTACTTATAATAGTGGACAAGTAAAATTTGGAACTCCTGGTGGTGCAACTCCTGACTCGGCTTCAATGAGTTCAAGAAGACTGTACGACTTTAGCGATAGGGTCGCAGAATTATCACCAGAAGAATCTCCATTTTTCGTTTACTTGTCAAAAGTTGCAAAGGTTCCTACTTCTGATTCTCAATTTAGATTCTTAGAAGATAGGACTAAAGTTTCTATTACAGATAGAAGCTTTTTAATAAAAGAAGGAAGTGGAGCTACTTTAGCTGCTCCTGGAAGCAATACTACATTAACTGTAGATACTGCTGGTGGAGCTTGCGTAAACTTTCTTTTAAAAGGGATGGTTTTACAATTCGCACAAAATAAAAACACAATTGGCGATTCTAATGAACCTTTATTACAAGGTATTGGTAGAATTGAAAGTGTTACTCACAATTCAGCAGACACAACAATAGTTGTTAAAACAATTGAAACTGTTGATGGTTCGACAGTTACACTTGACAATGATGGTGAGTGTGTAGTAATTGGAACATCTTATGAGCAAGGCTCAGGTGCTCCTGATGTATGGTCTCAAGAGATTGATAATGATTATGGTTTTACCCAAATCTTTAAAACAGCTTGCGAGATGTCTAATACAGCAAGAGCAACAGTATATCGTGGATATGCTGATGAGTGGGCACGAATATGGAATCTTAAATTAAGAGAACATAAAGTGGACATTGAAAGAGCAATGCTTTTTGGCATGAGAGGTTCTCAAGCTGGAATCCAATACTCTGATGGTATTGTAGGTCATATTCTTAAGAATGGAACAATTACTGATGGGAGCATTGGTTCTTACTCAGAAGGAAATCCATATTTAGGAATGTATACAAAAGCTGAAATGGACTATGATGGTCTTTTAAGCGCATTTGAAATAATGTATGACCCTGCACGTGGTGGTTCAACTAGCAAGTTATGCTTAGCATCTCTTCCAGTTGTTTCTCATTTTAACAAGATAAGTGGATTTGTTTCAGGAAGCAATAGCACAACAGCGCCATATAACTTTGAAAAAAGTGATGGAGTTTTTGGGCATAAAATAATGAAGATTGAAACTGTTCATGGAGATTGTTCTATCGTGAAGGAACCATTGTTTAGAAACAATGCATCAGGTCACATGTGTTTTGTTGACCTTGACCATGTTTCATATAGACCTCTTGTTGGTAACGGTGTAAATCGTGATACTTCAATAACCACTAATGTTCAACAAGCAGATGAAGATTTAAGAAAAGATATGATATTGACCGAAGCAGGTCTTGAAATATCTCTTCCTGAAACTCATGCTTTAATTAACATTAATGAAATATAAGGAGGTTATGAATAATGAGAAGTGATACATTAAATGCAAGTAGCAATAAGTACGGTGGAAGACTAAATAACGTAGTTTTTGTTGATGATGCAGCAGCTTTAAATATATCTGCTGATAATTCAGGAAAAATTCATGTTGTACCTGACCTAACAGCCGATTGCACTTTTACATTACCTTCAGAAGAAGTTGGTCTTTCTTTCGAATTTTGGTACGGTGGCACAGCTGCTGATGCTCATGATTGGATTATAAAGACTACAGGTAATAGTAATTACATGGTTGGTGGACTAGTTGGACACGATTGGGAAGATGGTGGAGATGATACTGCCGTTATAGATTCAGACAATGACAGTAATTCACAACTTAGTGTATTTACTCCAATAGCAGGCACATGCGTTAAGCTTGTTTGCGATGGAACACTATGGTATGTTAATGGTACTGTTGTTTCTGCAACAGATACTTTCTGCGCATTTGCTGACCAATAAACCAAAGCAATAAGGTTTAATAGTTTTGTAGAACTATGGGGTAGGTCGTATAAAGGGCTTACCCCCAATCTACTAAAAATTTTATAACATTTAAATTGGAGAAAATATGGCAACAACAGTCAAAACTTTTATTGTAGACGCAAAAGATGGTAAAACTGAGTCTGATGCACCTTATGATGCACTTGCAACATTTATGGGAAGTGAAGATGATTGTCAAGTTTCTGTCACTAGGTTGAATGGCGACAGACTTTTTATTATTGCAACTAAAAATTCATAATGGCTAAGAAAAAAGGATTATGGGCAAATATACACGCTAAGCGTAAACGTGGGGAGAGACCTGCTAGGCCTGGTGAAGAAGGCTACCCCAAAACATTAGATATCGCAGAAGATGGTGGAATGATAAGTGGTCCGTCACATGATAATGGTGGCGTTATCATTGAAGCTGAAGGCGATGAATTTATAATTAAAAAAGATTCTGTTAATAATAAGGTGTTACCTACTTTGGAATATATTAATGAGTTTGGTAAATTACCTACACAGGATGCAAGGAAAAGGGGGAAGAAATAATGCCAAAAGTAGGAAAAATGAAGTTTCCTTATACAGAACAAGGTATGAAGGATGCTCAAAATTATTCAAAACAATCAGGTAAACCCATGCAAATGGAAGGTGGTAAAATGGCACCTAAATATGGGCATGGTGGAATGGTTAAACCAATGGTGCCTATGTATAGACATGGTGGAATGGTAAAGCCAAAAGTTCCTATGTACAAACATGGTGGAATGGTGAAGCCACGAATTAATCCATTAGTAGCTAAAGTTTTAGCAAGTAAAATTGCAAAAATGAAAGATGGTGGAATGGTAAAACCTAAAGGCAAGAAAAAGAAATATTAATGCCTATCTTTATATTTGACAAAAAAGATGGCAAAGTAGTTGAGGTTGAAGAAACTCCAATAAAGTTTGACGACACAAGAAATCATGTTAACATGAGAAAGACTTGGGCGAAGCAAACAAAAGTTGAGTTTAGCGAAACAACAATAGACCAAGACATAGCCAATAGGAATGCACATTAATGGCAACATTTAAAACACAAATAGAAGATTTAACAGGTTCTATTGGAGACGATGGTGCTTTAACTCAATGGTTAACAGATGGGGCGAAACAACTCATCAATATGATGCCACCAATTTTAAAAGAAAAATGCATGGCAGAAACAACTATTAATAACTCTCCAACTACAATGGATTTAGATGGTGTTGGAGAAATATTCCATGTAACACGTTTATCTGCTGACTCAGGGGGAGTAAGACTCCCATGTAGAAAAATATCATCAGCCTATGGAGAACTAACAGGAGACTCAACAAGTATTCATTATGCAAGTGTTACTGACCCTGCATATTGGATTTCAAGTTCAGGTGACGCTACACTTCTAAGTGTAAACCCTACTCCAACTGCTGACCAAACTGCAATTGTTTATCATGTAGCTTATCCAACACCTGCTCATGGAGATTCAGTTATAGCTAACTTCCCTGATGAATTAGAATATTTAGTTGTTCTATATGCCTCAATAAAAGGATTACAAAGACTTCAAAACGACCTTTTATCTAACTCAGATATAACAACTGCTTTTACAGCTACAAACACAGAGCTTGATGCAACGCAAGCAATATGTGACTTAATTAATACACAAGTTGACTCAGCAGTAAGTGAATTAGGTGAAGCTGCTACTCAAGTAGATAGTGGTATAGATACTGCCTTAGCTGCAATTACGACAGCTTCAGGAAGAATAAATACTGCCGTTGCACTTGCAAATGCTGAATATGACAAATGTGACGCTATATTAGATTTAGGAGAAGCTGACTCAGAGGGCGATGTTAATACTGCTTTAACTGCAATGAATACAGAATTAGATAAAACTGCAGCATTGTGCGATGGTGTTCTCAATACATCAGTCGATTCAGCCTTATTAAGTGTTGCTTTAGCAGCTACTGAAGCTGCCGAAATAGCAACTCAAACTGACAATAGTGGAGATTTTGAAACTGCATTAGATGCTATTAATACAGCTGTAGACCATTTTAGGGGAGCTAGTGACCCTGCATTATTTGGAGATGAGAATCAATATACATCAGGAATGGGCATGACTCATGTTCAAGATGCGCTAACTAATGCTAAAACAATTATTGATGATGGTGCAAACTCGCCTACTGGAAATGCATCAGGAGATGCTGCAACATATCTATATACAGAAGAAGATACAGAATTATTAAATGGTGCTTTGGGGATAGCTCAATCTGAAATATCAAGAGCGCAAGCACATATAGCTGAATGGAGTGCATCAGTTCAAGCTTTACAAGCCGAAATTAGTGGATTTGCAACAGAAGTGCAATCAAGAGCAGCTTTCACAGGAGCTAAAGGTCAATCTGTGCAATCACACATAGCGACTGCAAATGGATATCTTCAAACAGCTCAAGGTTTTGCTCAAGAAATCCAAACTAAAATTGCAATATCAAATGGTTATGCTCAAGAAGTCCAAGCACGATTATCACAAGTACAATCAAAAATATCAGAATCAAATGCACGAATTGCTGCAGGTAATGCATACTTACAAGAAGCAAGTGCAAGTGCACAAGAGGCTCAAGCATATGCTTCTGAAGTAAATGCAAGAGTTTCACAAGTTGGTGGTTATGGACAAGTTGTGTCAGGATATTTAAATGCAGCTAGTGGATACGCATCTGAGATTCAAAGCAAGCTATCAATTGCACAAGGGTATGCATCTGAAGCTAATATTAGAATGCAAAGAGATAATCAGAAATATCAATGGTATCAAGGTCAGCAGGCAAAATTACAACAAGATTACAATCAAGGCCTTCAACTTTCAGGGATTATTCAACCTCAACAACAAGGAGCTAGTTAGTGACAGCTAAAAATATTATAGAACAAATAGAGAAAATGTTTGGAAGGCAACCTGAACAATATATGTTTCAACTTATTAATGATGCATTAGACGATATTGCAGCACAAAAGCAACATCACACAGTATCTAAAACAACTAATTTAATAGGTTACGATAGATGGTATACACTTCATGATGATGTTATAGATATTAAAAGAGTTGAAATAAAAGATACTAATAATAGATATGTAATGATTCCAAAACTTGCAGACCCTCACAAATTATTGAGAGGCGATACAGATGACACCTCTAGTAGTTGGTCTGACACAGATGCAGGGGATGATTCACTAACTTAGGAATATTATGGCAACAAATAAAAGAACATATCCAAATGAATATTTTGCATGGTATAATGACGACCAACGTTTGGCCATTTTATGTCAAGATACCACATCTGTTTCAGGTGAAAGCACAAGAGAGAAATATGATACATATCAAGGAGACGACGTATCAGCAGGTATAAGAATTACTTATCATTCTAAATACGGAACAATTGATGCACAATCTGAAGATTTAAAAACAACTGCAGGGCTAGATAGTGGTCTTCATCCAATGGTGGTTTGTTATTTAAAAGCAAGATTGTTTGAAGATGCAGGAGATTTAGAAAGAGCAAACTATTTTAGACAAATGTATGAAAAAGGTGTGCATCAATATCCATTAAGAAAATCAGGAGTTAGGACATTATCAGTTCCAAAGCTATAATGGGAGAAAATGTGGAAGATAGATTGAAAGTAGAAGTCGACAACTATAACGACTTGAATCAAAAAAAGAAAGAACTTGAAGTTGAGCTAGGAAAAGTTAACCAAGACATGTTAAAAATTTTAGGCAAAATTGAACTACTACAAGATTTAAACGAAGGTAAGAATGGTTGATTCATTAAAAACAACAGCTGCAAGCGTAACAGGTATAAGTGTAACATGGATTGAATGGTTGCCTGTCGTAGTAAGAGTTGCAGTTGGGGTTGCTACCTTTATATATATATGTGCAAAAGCATATAACGAAATTAAAAAATAGGTTACTATGAGCAAAGATAAAGGCGTTGTAAAACGTGTATTTGTAACACCTGATAAGCATTTCCCATTACACGATAAAAAAGCAATAAGTGTGGTGAGGAAGGCAATAGAGATTGTAAAGCCTGATGTGTATGTAGATTTAGGCGATGTAGGTGAGTGGCATGGTTGCTCTCATTGGCAATGGAAAAAAAAGAAAAGACCACCACTTGAGTATCAGTTACCGTTTATTGACAAAGATATTAAAGATGTAAACAAAGGCATGGACCTAATTGATGAGTCTTTAGATAAGGCTAATTGTAAAGAAAAATATATGATTGAGGGTAATCATGATGATTGGATGAATCGCTTTGTTGATGAAAACCCTTACTTAACTAACTATAGGTTTAATGAATGCGTAAATTTAAAAGAAAGAGGATACAATTACTATCAAGCAGGGAAGTATCTAAAGATTGGGAAACTACATTTTTACCATGGCCATCACTTTGCAGGAGTACAGCATACGAGGAATCATCTGATACGTCTTGGAACGAATGTAATGTATGGTCACCATCACGATATCCAACAGAGTTCAATGACACATATGGATGGTCAAAAGTCAGCGTGGAGCATTGGATGCCTAAAAGATATGAGCAATGAGCAAAATTCTTGGTTAGGTGGTAGACCTATAAATTGGTCACATGCATTTGCAATTGTTGACTTTTTTACAAAAGGACATTTTACAGTGCATGTTATACAAATAATTGATGGAAGAACCTCACTATGGGGTGAATTAATAAATGGATAATTATGGAAGAGGAATTACAGAAACAAGCAGAAGGTATCTTAGGAAACTGGGTATGGTTATTTGTATCTGGAGTTGCTCTTTTATTATTTAAGTCGACTATTGAGACTGTAGTTGAAGGCGTAAAAGTCTTCATGGGAAAAGATTTAAACACAGACGATGTTGTAATACTTGATGGTAGACCTGCAAGATGTATTAGAGTAGGGTTATGGAAGACAACATTTTTTGCATATGATATTGGAATGGCTGATGGTAAACCTTATGTTAAAGGTGGAACCAAAATACAAATACAAAACGATAAGTTAAAAGAGCATGTAATTGAAAGACCATTGCAAATGCTCGATTTAAGTAAGTGGGAGGAAAAATAGTTTGAAAAAAACAGATGCTAGTGGACGTTCTCAGAGCATATCTATGGATTGTTTTCATAAAGATACTGTGATACCACAATTTAAAGATGGAGGTAGGGTTAAATCACCTGCTTGGCAACGTAAGGAAGGCAAAAGTGAAAGTGGTGGTTTAAATCAAAAGGGTGTCGATTCTTATAAGAGAGCTAATCCTGGCTCTAAATTAAAAACTGCAGTTACTACTAAACCTTCTAAATTGAAAAAAGGTAGTAAAGCTGCTAAAAGACGTAAATCTTTTTGTGCTAGAATGGGAGGCATGAAAAAGAAACTTACTAGCAAAAAGACTGCCAATGACCCTAATAGTAGAATAAATAAATCATTAAGAAAATGGAATTGTTAATATGTTGCAAAAGATGGTAGTAAATAAAATAATCGATTTACTTGCAAAACAATTTAAGTTGTATGATATAATGAAGTATGTTAAAGAGCCGAACGATGCTGACGAAAGAATTGATAAGCTTGAAACTGATTTGGTTGCAAGCAATAGAAGAATAAAAGTTTTGGAAACACTAATAAAGTGTAAAAATTGTAATGATACTTTAGAGCAAAAAATTGCATTAGAGAATCATAAAATTAAATAAGGAGAGACAATGAAGAAAGTAGTATCAATAGTAATTAAAAATCTATTTAGCGAAAAAATATTAAAAGAAGTATTCGTTAAGGTTGGAGACTATTTAGTATCTTCATCAAAAAACAAACTAGATGATAAAGTTTGGGATGTTTGTAAAAACAAGTTAATGTAAATGCCCAAACAAGAGTATAAAATATTAAACTTTGAAGGTGGAACAAACAATAAGTTTGACCCTAGAGATATTGCTGAAAATCAAAATGCATTATCTCAGTTTTCTATTAATAAGGTTGGAAGGCTTGTTAAAGAAGGTGATGCAAAAAATCTTTATAGCAAGACAGACCTTAATGGACACACTATAGAAGATATAACTTCAGACCCTTCTACAGGAGGCTTTACTAAAGGTTATGGATTGTTTTCTTTCTCACACGATTACGATATGGAAGGAGATGAAGTTGATACAGAATTCATATGTATTAATGATGCAAATGGTATTGATATATATGACCCCAATCAATCAACTGAATGGCAAGCAAATAAGCTTTATGTAGGCTCAAGAGTAGCTACAGTTAAGCCTGAATACTATAATGTGGATGGTGCACTAAGAGTTTGTGATTCAAATTTTCAAGTTACTGATACAGCTTTTGATACTGCTGCTGATATAACTAAAAACGATATTACAATATCTATAGATAATGGAGCTGGAGGAAATGTAACTCTTGCGTCAGGTGCAATTATTCAGATTGACCAAGAGATTATGTATATACCAACAGGAGCAACAGGTACATCATTTAGTGTTATAAGAGGATTTGCAAATACAAAAGCAACAACACATGCAAATAATACAAATGTTTATTATGTAAATGTACCTAAATACTTTGGTCACATAAAAGCTGACAGATTGTTTGAGTGCGCAACATCTAATTCTATTAATGTTTGGGCTGAAGATATTCAAACGCCACAACCACCCAATAATACTCGTAAGTCTGATGGAACAACAGCAACTCTTGCATTGAGCGCAGGAGTGCAATCATTAAGAGTGTATAACGAAATGACATCCTCAACTACAAACATACCAACAGAATCTGAAAAGGTTGTGTTAGAGTTTCAAGGAAGCGAGCCTGATTATGGAATTATAAAAGTTGACATGACAGATGGCAGTGATTTTATTACACTAACAACAAGTGCTGACCATGGTCTCATTATAGGCGATACTATAGATATAACCAACTTAACAACAGAGGTTTCAGGGCTACAAGGTCTTACAGGTACTCACGAAGTTGCAGGGGTGGGAAGTAATACAATTGATATTGAAATAGTAGACCATAGCATAACTGCTGATGTTGATTGGTCAGATGATGAATATGCAGCAATCGCAGGAAGTGGTGGTTGGTTTGATTATAAGGATACAGTAGCAGGGACTATAAAAGCTAAAATAGACGCAAACGAAGTGCAGGCTAGTGGCAAAAGATGGGTACACATCACAGGCATTACAGGAGTAGAGTCTTTTAACGGTATAAAGTTAACAACAAGAGTTGGTGATAATGAGTTTTATTTTAGTGATGCAAATCATGGAGATGCAAGTTCAGCAGGCACAGGAGGAAAAGTACAACAATTACTTGCACTTGTAACAAGACCTGGAGAAGATGCAATAGAAGAAGGTTTAAAAAGAAAATGGAATTTTGCAATGTCCTTCACATATGATGGTCCTGGTCAAGAAGTTCAAGAATCATTATTAACTCAAGGATATAAAATTACAGAATCAACTGCGTCTGATGGGACTGCAAATGAGCTTGCAGCAAACATGACCGACACATCTACCACAGATTCTCACAATGTAGACGACGCATCAGTATTTACTGCAAATGAGAGCGTTATAATGATTGGTACAGAACAAATGCTTGTAACTGGAGTTGATACAGGAGGAACTCCACATATAGATGTTATAAGAGGCTATAATGGCTCAACTGCAGCTACTCATAGTAGTGGAGACCAAATACTATTAGTTGAAGAACTAACCCCTACAGCAACGATTGATTGGACAAGTTTCTCAACTGCACCTAAATGCGTAATAAAGTCTGTGTATGGATATGGTACTGATGAGAAATCTTGGAATCCAAGAATCAATGGATTTAAAATATATATGAAGGATGTAACTAAAGATGATGGCTCAGATGATTGGAGATTATTTTCTGAGGTTAAATTTAATAGTGGTACATATACATTGTTTGGAGCAGGGAATACAGAGCTTATTCTTGAGCAACCTGAAGCAAATGCAATTGCAACAAATACAAAGGGGACATCTATAAATTCAAAACCTGTCAATACTTATTTGTCAGAAAACTTATTTACAGAGCAAACAATTATTGATGCACAATATAAGGCATCATGTGTTGCAGGAAGAAAAGTATATATTGGAAACATAAAACAAGGTGGGCGAACATACCCTGATAGAATGTTGAGAAGTCCTATAAATAAATTTGACACGTTTCCTGAAACAAACTTTATTGATGTTGCTATTGGAGATGGAGATTCGATAACAGCTCTTGAATCTTTTGGAGATAGAATACTTCAATACAAAAAAAATAAACTTTATGTTATTAATATTTCAGGTGAATCTGAGGTATTGGAAGCAGAATATATAAATGCAGGCGTTGCAAAACCTTCACAGATTGCTAAAACAAATGTTGGGATTGCTTGGGTTAATCCATCAGGTCTTTGGTTTTTTGATGGTCAGCAAGCTGTTAATTTAACAAGGCAAGTTGAGAAGGATACTTACCCTGACCATAACGACCATACAGGTATTATTGGATTTGACAATAAAACAAATAGAATTATATATACACCAAGATGCAACAATTCAGGCCAAGCAATTGCTTGGTACATATATGATTTAGAGCTTCAAGCTTATCAAGCATACACAGATGGTTCAATGTTTCCTCACTCTGATTCAGGGGCAAATTTTTACACAAACATTATAAATGATTCTAATGGAAACATGATAGTAGGTTATGTAGACCAGGGGACACCTACTGAAATAAATTTTTATCAATGGGATAGTAGTGCAGGAGAAGGGCAATCAACAGGGACAACAAATATGTTTAAAAGTAAAGATATAGACCTTGCAAGCCCTGCTATGAGAAAGAAGGTGTATAAAGTATATGTAACCTATAAATGTTCAGGCCACTCAGGAGTGCAGATGAAATATGCAACAGATGGAAGTGGAAGCTTTACAGGAACATTTAGTTCAAGTGCAAGTACAAACTACGATGCTGATAGCTTTACATCAAATGGCACGCACACAGGATTTAAAAATACAAATGGAGCTTGGGCAGTTGCAGAGCTTATACCTACTTCATCAATTAATAATATTAAAAGTATTCAATTTAGCCTTGACCATATATCTATAGCAATGGGCACAGCGCAAGCAGGTGGAGGAACAAGTAGTATCAAATTAGCATCAGGTGCAAGTGCTACAGCTGGAATATATAATGATTACAATATATACATATATACAGGCCCTGCAAGATATAATACGAGAATCATAGAAAACGGAACCAATGGAACAGCTTATTCTCCTGACGGAAGCTCACGAATTGCAACAGTATTAAATGCTTTTACTGACAAAGGTTATGGCAATGACGCTGACTCAACTTCGACAAAATATATTCTTGGTGCAGTTGCAACAGATTTTGAGATAAATGATATTACAATAGTATATCGAGCTAAACCTGTTAAATAATGTCAATAAGAAGTACTAACACCACAAGAAACATTGAAGCAAGGAAATCTTCATTGCCTACTATTGGTCGAGGAGTTCCACATAATTCGCAAGGAAATGAAGGAGATTTAACCTTTAGGCGCACATCTGATGGCTTAATGCTATATATAAAGGCAAATCATTCTTGGCATGGAGTAAAGGTCGGAGAGTCATTTTCTAGCCTAGAAAGCACGATTAAAGATATCAAGTCTAAAGTTGATTTAATGAAACAATTTAGACTACCATCAACATATTCAGTTAAAGGAAGCTTTACTCTTGATGCTTCAGATATTAGATTAGATTCGGGAAATGGAAGATTTTATTTCTACAATAATGGCGATACTGATGATTATATGAGACTTAATGTAAATGCAAGTGGTTCAGTATTAATTACAACATATGATTCTGATGGGGCTGAAGGTCATTACAGCATTCTTCCTGACGGTAAAATTAAATTAGGTGCATTAGACGGAGCTGCAGACTCAATACAATGTAATGTTGGTGGTAACACATTTGCATCATTTGCAGCAGAAGATGGAAGTTATAGTAGACTTACAATGTATGAGCAAGGTGGTTCATCTCCAGATGACTATATGGCATTAAATGTTCAGGAAGACGGAGCTACAAGTTTAATGACTACAGATGCTGGTGGACAAGCAGCACATTTTACATTAAATCCTGATGGGGACATTATATTAAAAGCAGGTACTGGAGGAACTTTTATAAAAGAAATAGCTTCTGCAACTACTGATAGAGGGTCTTATGGCCAAATATGGGTAAAATCTGACACACCTAATAATCTTTATTTTACTGATGATACTGGACAAGATGTTCAGATAACTAATAATGGAAGTTTAGCAGCTTCAGGTGGAACACCAAGATTTCATTTTGTTACTGGTGGCTATATTACCAATAAAACTTCTACAACTACTTATTATTTTCAATACAGACCCCTTGGTGAATCTTGGAATAATGCAGAAGCTAGCCCTACAAGTATAAACGCTTATGACTTATCTGCTGCTTTGTGGATAGCTCCTGCTGCTGGCAAAATAACAAATATAACTGTGCAAGGGTATACAAATGACACAGGTGCAACTGACCCTTTTAAATTTTATATATTTTCAGGAACACCTACTCACAATGCAACGTCTACAACATTAAGTAGTTTTTTAACAACAAGTGCTATAACTGGTAGTGCTGCAAGAAATCTTAGGTATAGTGAAGATTTTACTAGTAGTAATACATTTAGTGCTGGGGATACATTTTATGTAATGTGGAAAAAAGATTCTAATACTGGGAGTCAAGATTTTTACTTTAGCATAACAATAAGTGG